GCTGGCCGTGCAGTCGTTAGGTCGGGGAAAGTACGGGCGTATCTTAGGTATCCCACATACCGAAGAGGGTAAGGATATTTGTAAGATACTCATTGAGGAAGGCCATGCCCGAGAATACTGGGGCGGCAAAAAAGAGTCTTGGACATAGGAGATAGCGATGAGTTTACGTAGCTGGTGGAAGCGCAACGTGCGTAAGGTCAAGGAAGTTGAAGTACGCACACGCGATGAAGATGGTCGCTTTGTTGCAGATGATCCGACCACCAAAAAAGATGAGGCGTGGACAACCAAAGACGTTCCTATCGAAGAAAAAGAAAAAATCTCTTCTTAAAAAGCGTCTTCATCCTCATTCATGGCCTCTATGTAGTGGCCGTTAAACTCAGTACGTAAAGGTTCCATGTGTTCCATCACGTTGGCATCGAAGTCTATCTTTGAGAGCTCGCGCATCTCAACGCTACTGAAAGCCATGGCCCCTATTTCTTTCTTGATGGCGTTGGTAAACGTTTTCCCTTCCTTGGTGTAGGCAATCACATCGTCCGTGCTCTGCTCTGGGAAGTGATCGGCGTTCACCAGGTCAGGTATCCATAGATGGTCTTCACATCCAGCCCGTTGGTCTTCAATACTACGGGCCTCCTCATGCCTCCTACAGAACCACACAGCGCCGTTTGAGGAGGTTAAGGGTTTACTACTTAAGCAGTTACGACAGTTGGCAGAGGGCGGTAGACGCCGTCTGAAGTAGATGTCCTTGAAGATCTGAGCCTCGTACTTCATTTCCCATGCGGATTCAGATTTCCCTGCAGTAAAAGGCACAGAAGATTCAATGATCCGTTGAGCTTTCTCTTGAGCTTTCTCCCAAATCTTCTCGTTAAACGGAATGATCTGGGTGTACAGATGGCTGGTGTTTTTGTTGTAGACCACCACGAGGGCGTACTCCAGATTGAAAGCACCCATGTAGCAATGGATCTGCCATCGATAAGTCTCTGACCATCCCTCATAGTCCTCACTGTTGGCCAGTTCTTTGAAGCGTTTGTCATTAGCACTCTTTACTTCCAAGAGCAGCATGGTGTCTTCATTGGGAGCAGGGAACACATCTTTGACTAGACCATCCGTGGACCCAGCGAAGTGGCCGCCTAGCAAAGAAGTGTTGAACTGTTCTCCATCCTCATCCTTGGCGGCAACAGGTAGGACGTTGCCTAGATGTTCAATCACCTGATCTTCAATGTGATTGCCCAGATCGAACAGACGTAGCATGCGGCCTTCAAAGGTAGGCGGCAGGCACCAGCGGAAGTTCAGCCAGAGCTTGCGCTCATCCGAATCACCAATGCCACTGAACCCCAGGTGCCCCCGATAGCGTTGATCTAGCTCCTTAACCTTGTCATCAATGCGCGTAACCAGCGCCTGACAGTACTCTTCAGAATCCAGTTCCAACAACATTCCAGTATTTTCCTTCCTTACGTACCGTGATAGAGGAGATTTTGTTGAAAGCCCCCAGATTTATTTGCCTAACGGCTTCATCCACATCCAGCGGTAAGTCATGAGGCCATTGAGTTAAGTTGCGCCATTGCGCCATGGATCTAACACCCACACGCCCATACATGCCGATCATCAGAGCCATGCTGTAGGGATAGAAACTATCTTCAGTAAAGAAAGAGATCCCACAGTACGTGTTGCCTTTTTTTGACACCTTCACTTCGGCCGTGACATTCTTTATGTCATGCACCTTCTCTTGAATCGGTGCTTCTTTCAGTTCATCCGAAAGCACATTGCCTTTGGCGGCAATACGAGCAGCCGCTGCATCTTCTTCTGCTTCCTCAAAAGGAATCACATCGGACTCCACGATCTCAGGAAGGGGCTTCGGCGCCTTGCACTCTCCACATAGGGGTGCATCGATGGGATTCACATGCAGGCATGCATCACAAATCCAGATCTTTTCCTTCTCTTCATCTTCAGGTGTGGGCGGTTTCGCCACATCAATGCAGCCATGACGTTCCATATTCTCACCATAGTCTAGAAGTAGGCAGTTCTCTTTCTCTCCCCATGGACGCATGCCACGGCCACAGATCTGGACATAAAGGCCCAGTGATTTAGTGGGACGTAGGATAGCAATGCAGTCAGTGCGTGGTGCATCCCAACCTTCGGTCAGCACAGCAACGTTGCATAGCGCATTAATCTTACCGTTCTCAAAGTCCTTAAGGATCTGAGCTCGCTCATCGTTGGGAGTTTCAGCAGTAATAAGTGCAGCTGATATCTTTGCTTCTCTCAAGAAGTGCGTCATCTTCTCGGCATGAGCAATGGTCACGCAAAAGAACACCGTGCTAAGACGACCTTTGGTGTAAGCCTTATCAATCCAATCAGCGATGATGGCCAAGATGGTTTGTTCATGCATGGCCAGTTCTGCAAGTTCACCTTCCCGATAGTCACCGCCCTTAAATTTAAGCCGTACTTTGGATGCATCGATGACGGCCTGCTTGTTCACAGCAAACGCAGACAAACGAGAAAGATGACCGTGTTTAATGAGCTCGGGGATGCCTGCTTGATAAGCCACTCCTCGAAAGAACTGATCTTGTAATCCATAGATGTAGCCCTGGCCCATGCGATAAGGCGTAGCCGTGCAGCCCATGATCCACGGATCGCCCAACTCCCTGAAGTGATCCAGTATCTTGCGGTACTGAGTCTGGGTTTGAAGTGACACATGGTGGGCTTCATCCACCACAATGAAATCAAAGGGAGGCGCCGCTGCAAGACGTTTCTTGGAGGCCAAGGTGTCTCGACTGGCAATCACAATGGAGGCACTGGCATCGAACTCTTTAAGTCCTGCCGACATGATGCTGCATGGTGCATCGGGCCAGACCATGAGCAGTTTATCTTTAGCCTGAGCAATCAACTCTTGGCGGTGAGCCAAGATGAGGATGCGGTTCTCGGGTGCGATCTCGAGGATCTCTTTGATCAACGAGACAAACACAATGGTTTTCCCACTCCCCGTGGGTAACACAAGGAGTGGGTACGCATCACGAGACTGCGTGGCAAACCAATGGTTTAGACCGTCAAGGGCTTCTTGTTGGTAGTAACGTAACTTCATGTTTCGCTCTTATCCATAGGGTGATTTCCTGATTTCGGCTCGCTCTTGTTCGTTGGTTGTCTTCTGGGCAATGGCTCGCTCCGTAAGATTGGTTGTCTTGATCCTCATGGCTCGCTTGGCAGTTTTGGTTGTCTCATCCGCAATGGCTCGCTCTGTGATCGTGGTTGTCTCAGGCGGATTGGCTCGCTTGCTGCCACTGGTTGTCTTTTCTTCTCTGGCTCGCTTCCATTCGGTGGTTGTCTCATTGCATATGGCTCGCTTTTCATTGCTGGTTGTCTTGATTTCCGTGGCTCGCTCTACACCGCTGGTTGTCTCCTTACCGATGGCTCGCTCATGCTCAGTGGTTGTCTCTCACCCAATGGCTCGCTAAGGAAGCGTGGTTTTCTTGTGTTCCATGGCTCGCTGCACAACATTGGTTTTCTTCGTTCAGCTGGCTCGCTCATGCTCAGTGGTTGTCTCTCACCCAATGGCTCGCTCGTGCACAGTGGTTGTCTCCCCATTTCTGGCTCGCTAACGTCAGTTGGGTTTCTATATACAGTTGGCCCGCTTTTACATATTGGTTGACTGCTGTTTTCTGGCTCGCTAACGATGTGTGGTTGTCTCCCGTTTTCTGGCTCATTTCAGGTTAATGGGTTCCTATTTTCCCATGGCTCGCTTTTTTCTTCTGGTTGTCTCCTTGCAGATGGCTCGCTCCCTTTCGGTGGTTGTCTCGTTGCTCATGGCTCGCTTTTCTCCCATGGTTGTCTTTGGACCATCTGGCTCGCTGATATCCATTGGTTGTCTTCGTTACAATGACTCGCTCGAGGAATTTGGTTGTCTTGGGTCATGTGGCTCGCTCGAATTTTCTGGTTGTCTAGTCTTTTTTGGCTTAAGCCGCCTTGTGTTTAATCCCTAACTTCCCCTCACTGTATTCAGATGCCACTGGCAATCCTTCAAGCTTCCGCCATGCCACATAAAGATCCACGAGGAATCTCTTGACCATGTACCTCACGGCCATGTTGTGACGATGGCCCTTGCTCTTCTCTTCATGAGCAGGCATGTGGGCAAGTCGCTCTTTGTAGTTGTCATAAACCGTGCGGTAATACCCCCCCGTTTTAATGAAGGAGCTACCTAAGACACCGATCAACTTGGTCTTCAGGAAAGGATTGAAAGTGATCGACTTCTTGGTCTGTTCCTTACCATTGGCATCAAGGTAGGTATCGTCCTCAAGGTGATGCGCCTTACGGGATCGCCCCTCACCTTTGACCACGTCCAGCCCAGCATACTTATGCAGTGAGCTCGGGTACTCGGCCTTGTGAATGTCGTACTCACTGATGATGACTGCCGCCATCAACGGACCACATCCTTTAACTTCTTCAAGGAAGGTGTAGTAGATGGGGAAGTTACGTACCGCATAGTGAATGTTACGTAACGAAGTACTCTCAGCTTCTTCAAGCTGGATGTACTGCTGGATCAAAGCGTACTCGGTGTAGTCTGAGATAATGCCATCGGCCTTAAACTTCTTTGGCGTCATGGACACCACCCCTTCGGTGATCTTTTTGAAAGAGAGTCGCAGCTGGCTCAGCAACATCTTGGCATCAGCATCCAACTCCTCTTCCGGCTTGCCAGGTTCTTGCCCTAGCTTCACCTTAAAGTTTGCAACGATGTTGTTGCCTACCTTGATCCGTGTTTTTTGAATGGCATACATGCCTTTAACAGCAGCACGCAGCGAAAGTTTTTGCGTATTAATCAATTGAGATTCCTCTTATTTGCTTTCATGGCTTGCTCTCTGACTTCTAGAGCGCTGGTTTTAATGGATTCGACTAGCTCATCCATGCTCTCTTCCGTGGTCATTAAGTAAGCTAACGTGAGCGCGTATTTAACTGTGCATTCGATGACATCCTTGTCATCAAACCCTTGATCACTCAGGTCATCGATACAGTCAGCGATGATATTGAGGATCTCTTCCCGCTCTGGGTTATTTGGATCTTCAAATAACATGCGATACATATCGTCTTCCTCCAATCACTTGCTCCACTTGGGTTTAGATTGAGCCGGTGCCTCAGCAGCAGGTGTCTCGGCCTCTTGAGCTTGATCACCATTGCTTGGACGTAGGAAAGACTTCACTCCATTGGATGCCCCGTAACCATCCTTTGGCGGCTGAATCTTGACGTTGGCTCGGAACTTCTTGTTCATCAAGTCATTCATGTGCGAAGAGTTGAAGTCTTTAATCTCCGATTCCAACCCACAAGAAGCGACCCAAGACTTCAAGCGTCCCAAGGCAACGGGGTTGGTTAAG